TCGTCGCGCAATTCGTCCATCGAGTCGGACAGCTTGCCGAGTTCGGCATTGAAATCGCGCGCCAATTGCGCGGGCGAATAGGTAGTGGCGGTCGCCGTAGTCCCGGCGCTCTTTCCGGTATCGATGGGAACGACCGTGGCGCGCCCTTGTCGGCCCACACGTTCGAATGCCGGCCCCGGCGCTTCGATGAGCCTCTGCCGGATTTGCTCATTGACCAGGCCGAGTTCGGCGCGGCGCTGCTGTTGGTTACGCTGACCGCTGACATCGCCGGAGGCGACGGATTGATCGAGTTGGTGCTGAAGTTCTCGAGCGCGCGCCATCAACTCGGTGATGGACTTTTCGCTGAAATGCCAGCCGAAATTGATCGGCTTATTCTCAAAGAAATGCTTGAACAGCAGATCGAGGTCGTTGACGGCGCTAACCGTTGCCGCCTTGGCCGCCGTGTCGAACCTATCCCATGCGGCCGTCCACGCATCGTCGAACTCCTTGGCCTTGGCGACCATCTCCGCTTCAATGGGAGTGATCTTGCTCATGCTGTCGGTGATCGCCGCGGACCCCTGCACGAGAAACGGCACGAGTTCGCGGTAGCTTTTCCCGAACGCCGCCATACCGATCTGAGCGCGATCCTGCTCGGTGGCGGCGTTCTTCATGAGGTCCGCGATAGTCGTCAGGGCCTTGACCGGATCGCCGGCGAGATCGCGTGCCGACTTTCCGTTAGCCTGTAGGATTTTTGCCAGATCACCGCCCTTCGTCGCGGCCTCCCCGAGCGACAGATTGAGCTTCGCCATCGCGGCGACGATCGTATCGGTGCTCTCGCCGCCTTCCTGCCGAAATGCGAAGAACAGCCGCTGCAATTGCTCCACGCCAACGCCAGCACGCTTCGCATTGTCCGCGAGCTTCGCGGTTTCGCTCACCGCTCTCTTGATGAAATCACCGATCGCTCCGGCTGTCAGCCCAGCGAGAATGCGTGTCGGGTTGAAGCTGTCGAGGAAACCCTTGCCGACGCGAGATAACTGCCGGTCCAGATCGTTGAACCGCCGCTGAATCCGATTGGCCGCCGCATCGCCTGTCGATGCCGCGCGAGCCATGGCACGGTCGAATTGCGTCAACCGGGCTTCTAGGCTAACGACTAGCCGCTGAAGGTCTTGGGTTTCAGCCATATTGATTCAATCGTCCGTTCTGATTTAGCCTGAGGGCCATGCGCCTTTTGTGCATAGCTTTCGCGCTTTCGGTGTGCGCCAGCCCCGCTGTGTGTCAGAGCCTATCGTCGGTGATCGTCACGCCTGTTGCTGGCTCGTTTAACATTCACGACTATGGTGATGACGGGGAAGGTCTTTACTTCATTGTGGAGGTGAACAACCTCACGCCCTACAATTTGTCGTCAGTGATCGTCGAATGCACCGGCCTTGTTGATGGCGATCCGGTGATCATGCAGAAAACGATAGTCACTAATATATCGCCGCGTACTACCGAGCGCGGCGATATGGTCATGATGAACTACAAACAACGGCCGCGCGAAGTGACCTGCCGGGCTGTGAATGCCTATCAGTGAACCGTCGCGAACCGCCTGACCGCCGCGTCGTGCTCCTCATCGCTCGGCGGACGCGGGCCTTTCTCGTGGCTGCGGTTCCAGCCGTCGATCACGGCAGCGAATTCCCACATGCTCAGGGCGTAGAAGTCGGCTGGGCTGAAGCCGACGACTGCGGCTGATCCGAGGAGCCTAGCGAAGGCGATTTTGCCCCTCGGGAGCGGCGCGCCTTCCTGCCAGCCGCTCCCTTTGCTTTTCCCTCCGATTTTTCGTCGTCAGGACCGAGCACCGCGGCAAGGATCACCATGTACGCAGTCTCGCGGTAGGCAAATAGCCTCGGCTCGACTTCGCGCTCGACAATCCGGCGCGCTTCCATGTCGTTCATGCCGCCGCCGATCAAGCCAATGCGCAGCGTCTCGCGGATATCCTCGACGCGGCACTGATCGCCCTTGATGCGCTGCGCGATCCACAGCGGGCCGGCGTCGCACGCTTCTTGCAGCATGCGCAGCTCGCCATAGCCGAGGCGGAACAGATAGTCGCCGCCGCCAAGAGGCAGCGACACTTCACCGTGTCGCGACATCAGGTGGCCACGGGCGTCCAGTTGAACTCGCCGTCCGACAGGATCGTGCAGGAGAATTCGACCTTGGCGCGACGCTCGCCGGTGAGTTGGAACTCCGTCAGCAGGGCCCGACCGCTCCAATAGCCGCCGCCGGCCGCCGCATCGACATTGACCATGACCTGGATGTTTTTCGACGTGCCTGCGTCGAACCACAGCCAGAACACATCGAACGAGTCGGTATCGAGCACGCCGGCGCCGGCGATCGATGCGCTCTTGCCATCGATTTCGCGCTCCACCCAGGACGGCGTGGTCGGAGCGTCGCAATAGGGCAACTGCGTCTCGATCGGCGAGGCGCTGAACGTGATGCCGCGCGTCGTGTTGATGGTGCACGGATGCGCGAACGACTCCGGGCTGCCGCCGTCACCGAGCTTGATCAATAGCTGATAGCCATTGAGCGGGGACACTCTGATAGGCATGGGTAGGGTCTCCTATGTGGGGTCTGCGAGGTAGCGGAAGTCCAGCACGCCCTCGGTCAGCAGACCGTCTTCGCTCGGGCGGTAAAGCTCGACATTCATGTGTCCGACGGTGGTCAGGTGACCTTCGAATTGCAGCTCGGTCGCGAGCGCCTGGCGGACGTAGCCGCCGATCTTCTTGGCCTCGATCGAGCCCTTGTTCGTGGTCGAGCCTGCCGACCAGACGTGCACCGTGACGCTGATTTCGGAGGCGTCGGAAAACTGCGTCTGATCATCGTCGATCTGGATCGTGCCGATCACGACATAGGGCGGCGTCGCTGCGGGCGGCACACGGTCATAGACGCGCGTTCCAATGAGCGCCGTCAGCCCTGCCTTTGCCAACAGGGCGTCGTGCACGACTTTGTGCACTGAGGCCGTCAGACCTGGGACGCTCATTTATCCGCCCTTGGCGACTTTCCGGATGCCCATGCTCACAGCGCGGGTCGAACGCGACCTGATCCGCTTCTTCAGAGCGCGATAGGCCGGGAAGAAGAATGCGCGCGCCGGCACCGCAGGGATCTCCGCGCCAGGGCGCTCGCCGCCGGCCTCGTGCGCCTGGGTGCCGAACTCGACGAAGCGGGCGTAGAAGGCATCGCCGCCGCCAGCCGAGATCGTCGCCTTCATGCCGTCCTCTTCGATCTCGTATCCAATCGAGTCGCGCAGCTTGCCGGTGCGTACCGGGGCAAGGCGCTGCTGCATGCCGACGAGTTCCTGCGCCGACTTTTCGAGCGCCGCCTTCATCTCGCGGCGCACAGCGTCGGGAAGTGCCAGAAGCTTGCGCCGCAGCGCCTCTCGGCCCTCAACCGTCGCCATCACGTCGGCACTCCCGCGTCAGCGATCAGATCGAGGTAGCGGTCCCGCTCGTCGAAATTGGCGACTGAGCGGATGTTGTAGATCGTCGCCGTCCGGTCATGCACCGCGCGCCAGCCGGCGGTGACCTGTCGCGTGTCCGCGCTCGACCGCACCTGAATGGCCATCGGCTGCACGCCGGCGAGACGCTGCGCGATAACTGGCTCGGAACCTTTGAGAGGCTGCATGCGAGCCCAGACGGTGAATTGATCGGCCCAATCGGCCTCGACGTTGCCATAGCCATCATCGCTCGATGAGCCGCGCGCCTGGAACGTCAGCCGCTCTCGCAGTGCCCCTGCCCCGCGCATGCTCAATCTCCGCTTGGGTTGCCGGACGCGCCGCCGCGCGGGCCTGAGCAGCTGTCGCGCATTCTCGGGTTACGAAAAACACCATGCCGCGCTTGAACAGAATCGAGACGCGCCCGCCCAACTCCATCGGCGTGAAATTGAACTCCCGTTCGAAGGCGAGCCACATTCACAGCGGTTCCAAGATCATGTTGCGACCGTCGAGAAATGCGGTCTGCCGATAGAGCCGCAGCAGCATCCGCTTGACTGCTGCCCTGGCGCTCGCATCGAGCGCCTCGATGATCAGCCGCGGCCTCTCCCGCCGGATCATGTCAATCGCGCCGTTCAGCACGGCGAGCTCGTGGCGCTCGACATCAATCTTGATGGCCGAGACGTTGCTCACCCGGAGACTATCAAGCCGGATGGTTTTGACCTGCATGCCGCCCGATTTTCGCAAGAGGCTCGCGCCGGCGGTCAGGTGCACCGCCTCGTTGAGGCCGAGATGCGCCTTGCCGTCGCGGTCCGATGCAGCCGCCTGAATGACGGTAACCGTCGCGCCATTCGCCTCGGCATTCGCGCGGATGCGCTTGACCATCGTCGGCACTGGCTCGACGGCTATCGGCCGTGCCCAGAGTTTGGCTGCGGCGATGGCGAACAGCCCCGAATAGGCGCCAACGTCCAGCACCTCAGTGCCCGGCTTGCACATCTCGGCCCACGCGGCGAGCGTGTCCGGCTCAAAGGCTCCCTTGGCCCGCACATGGTTGCAAATGCGATCATCGTCGATCAGCGCGACGGCGACGGGACCGGCGGTGACGGTTAGGCTGCCCATGCACGCCTCGCCCATCGCACGTCGCAGTTATCGGGCTTGTGCGAGCCCGCGAAGATCAGCACCGAGCACCCGGCCGGCGGTTTGTCGCGATGTCCCGGTAAATCCCGATACCCCATGAAGAAGCCGCTCGGCAGCGCCTGTTGGAGCAATGTCACGTCTTTTGGAGCCACGAGCTGTTCGATCGCCATCTGGTCGCCGAACCGGCCGGCGCGCTGCATGAGCGT